TCTTCGACTTTCATTCACGATCCTCAACATATCTGGTGGAACCCAGCGGTCAGGTTTCATTATTTTTCCGTTTTCGTCTCTACGGACAATCCCTAACTCCGGGTCTATCTTCTTCAGATTCGTTGCGGCGACTGCATCCCACCCCCACTCGATAGGAAGGTTCATAGCCTTCGCTAGGCCGATAAGAACCCAGATAGAGTCGCAGATAGCATCTAAGGCATCTGCGCTGGCCTGGGCTTCTTCCTGGGGGTTCTCAGAGGCGTTGTAGGCTGACATGGCCTCCTCAAGTTCGCCAACCTCCTCACGGACTAATTCGTGATAAAGGCTGACGAGCTTGTGGCTAGGCTCATGCCCACAGGCTTTCATAAAGTTGTGGACATCCTGAATCATGCTATCTCCTAGAACGGGATGGATTCGTCACTACCGGCCTGGGTGCGCTCACGGGGTTCAGAGAGGATGAACCACCCATCTGAGCCTACGGGCATGGACTCCAGCTTCATAGAGAGTCCTTTAGGCCCTTCCATAACGACTCCACACTTGAGCCATCTTTTCTTTTCAACACCTTCTTTGTTGGTGTAAGAACCGCCGTTTGCAATCACTTCGTACTTGATTCCCATATAAACCTTTCTATTTCGCAGCCAAGTAAAGACCGATGTTGCTAAAGCTATAGCCTACAAAGGTAATCCCAAGGGGGCTGTTTCCCTTAGAAAACTGTTCCAATCCGATATAGAGGTAGACCAAACCTACCGCCGCTATCAACCAACTACTCAAGATACTTTCCCAGGATGTCCCAGAAGACCCCGTGAATCTTCTCCACGGTCTCGATGTCCTCGTCAGAACTCTTTAGAAGCCTGCGGAGGTACTGATTAAATTCCTCGAGGTCAGCAGAGAAGTGGGCAGACGAGATCATCTGTTGAGCCTCTTCTGGGCTGTCAGTCTCAATCGTTATCTTCATACGCCTCCAATTGCCTACGGGCTTCTTCCCTGACCTCTTGACTTACTGCCCAGCCATACATCTCTGGGTCAAGTAAGGCTTTTAAGAACTCTTTAAGCTCCACGCAGCACCCTTTCCAGTTCGTTGACCTCTTCTAAGAACTCGTAAATCCGAGACTCAAAGTCATCCAGTTCTTCCCTCGTGGGCTCAAAACGGACAACCTTGATTTGTGACGCCTCTGGAAACATGGGGTGGAAACTGACCCAATGGGCGAACTTCCGACCCGTGCAAGAAATCTGCGCCAAGAGCTGCGCTTGGTATTCCTTGGGGACTTTGTTGGCCATCAGGTTCTCGATGTGCTTCGGGCCCTGGGGACACTTGATCTCAAGTACCCCGCCATCGCTCGTAAGACCGTCAGGAGAGGCTCCGAATTCCTTGAGAATAGGGTGCTCTACAAAACCCACCTCAGAGGCTTGTAGGCCCGTTTTAGCCGCAAACCGAGTTCGGGCCATAGGCTCGTTTTCTGTGCCCCACCGCATCGCTGGGGTCTCGGGGACTACGGTATTAAGACCCGTAAGGCGTTCAGCAACAATCTCCAAACGGAGTCGTTTTCTATACGCAGATTCGCCAGTCTTTGTCGTTGCCAGAGCGTCATCGCATTTGCTCGCTGTCAGCTTGCCGAGACGGGCTGTAAACCATTCGGGGGATTTCTGTTCCATAACCTGTCTAACCTTTCATGTGCATTTCTTAACTCAGTTTCAAACCTGTCCAAACTTATCCGTAACTTCTGAGCAATCGAGTGATGCCTTTGGTACGGGAATGATACATACTTTGCCTTTATAAGTCTACGCTGGAGTTCAGGCAGTTCTCTCAGCAACATTTCCATCTTTTCGCCAGCCAGCATATCTGGCTCTAGGGTGGGTTCTGGCGGGTCGTAGACCTCACCCAGTTCTGCTACATAGTCTCCCTCTGCGGAGGCCGCCTTGGTCTGTACTGGTGGCCCTATAAGCCCCCATTCACACCACATTGCCCAGTTAAGAAGATGAGGTTCTATAGGATGACTTTGGCGCATGACTCTATGGGTACGCAGAAAAAGTATTCACCCTTCATGTACTTATTGTCCTTCCTTTCGACCGGACATTGTAGAATTGTATTGTTGTCCACCCAGAAAGCCTCTGTCAAGTCTGCCTTTACCGCAAAAAGTACTGTAGGTTTATCCAGGTCAAAGAACTTCTTTTTTCGGTAAGGAATGTGCAGGGTGTCAAACGGGAACCTCTCTTTCCAGTTGTGCCGCCTCTCCACCTCTACATAGCCTGTTTTTTCCTTACCTCGGTAGCAGACCAGATCAACCCCGTAGGTATCTCCCTCCTCGACATCGAGCCCCCAGGTAGAGAAAAGAAACCTCCAGACCGCATCCTTTGCAGGCCCGTCATTCTCGTCGTGTAAGTTACGAGAGAAGGGTTTGGATTGTGGAGTCGAGAGCATCTAACTCGTCCATCTTCTTCACATTCCAGATTCGCTTCTGCCCGTGCCAGCCGTTAACAGACCCACGGTGGCAATCAGGACACAAAGGAACACATAGGTACTGGTAGTGCTGCCGGATGTGATGCGCTTCACTTGGGGCAGACGCACCGCATACAGCACAGTCCATCTCTTTAATTCTTAGCAGATGGTCTTTCTCTTTCTTGTTGAGTTTATTAAGCATTAGCGGACATTCTCGGCAACCCAGGCAAAGACTTGTTCAATGTAGTCAGAAAATTCTGACTTGGTGAGCTTCTTTGTAGACGGTGGCAAGAAGATGACCTCTCCGGCTATTTCTACGGCTTCAGACTTTAGAAAGTGACGCTTCATAAAGCAATGCCACAACTCTGGGGTGTGACCACATTTGTCGGCAAGGGTCTGAAGTTCTGCCCAGTAAAGTTTGTTTTGCTCACTCGTTCTGGTGCTTTGTTTTATCTCAACATAGTGACCGTCAGGAGCCTCTGAGACAGCCCTCAAGACTGCTGTTCTATCTGAGTGAAGGATGTATCTCATAGCCCCAACGCCTCCATCAGCTTTGCCCTCTTTTCTTGTGGCACGGCTGGTCTGTAGGTTAGTTGTGCGTTCTCAAAATAGACTGGTGCGTGCTGACACAAAGCCTTAAACTGTATGAGATTAGGTGGACGCTCCGGCAGGTTCTCCAGGGCGTGCTTTACCTGTTCAACTGTAAAACCCCGTAGTTCAGATGCCCAAGCCCCCTTGGTCTCCTCAATCGGCATCCCTTCCCACTTCTTAGTCCACTCGTTCCCGTAGACAACTGTCATCTTGTTAAACAGCGCATCAATAATTTTCAGGTTCATTTGAGCAACTCCATATCAGCCCCAGGCGTCCAGAATGACTGGCCCTCCTCGGGGAACTCCCTCCCAGTCATCTGCTCCCACTTCTTCCTCTTTAGAAGCTCGTCCCGCTCCGCAAAGGATAGTTTCGGGTTAGCAGACCTGTCTACCCATTCAGCCTTAAATCCTACCCACCCCCTAGCGACACACTCCTTCAGCGCCTTCTCTAACGGCCACCCCGCCTTCCCCGCTTCCTTCTCTATGGCTTGCAGGGCGGTATCAGTAACTGGGCTCCTCTTGGCTTTCCTGACCGCTATGTAGTCTTTCCAAACCTGTTCCCCAACGCCTTCTGGACATACAGGCGCACTTGTGCGCTTTGTATTTATATGTGTAGGTGAAGGTGAAGGTGAAGGGCATTGCATAGGCAATGCTTGGGCAATGCTTGTAGCATCCCTCTTAGACCATCTTTTTTCGGCTCCAGCCTTTGCCCTAGCCGTTTGACGCTCTTTTTTGTCTTTTGCGTCCGAAAGTTCTTTTTCTACACGGCTGTGTTTCCACACCCCATCTTCAACCTGGAAGAACTGCTTAAGGATTGCTTTGGCATTGCTCCAAGCATCTGGTCTGAGCTTGGTAATTTGCTGAAGGATTGAGTCATCGTCTGGTGGTGGGCCATTGCGCCAGTAGTCCATAAGTAGCAGCAGGTAAGCACCGTGCTGTTCTGTGGTCAAGCGACTGGTGTCTGCAAGATAGTCGGCTACATAGAGCGGCATCCAAATATCCACTTTCATATGCGAACCTTTCTATAGGTTTGCCGGTTGTTTCTTGGTGCAAGTCTATAGATTAGGCGAATTTCACGAAAAATCCACTCGCCAATTTTTTTGGTATATCTGACCTTAAGCCTCCAGCCGGACCACTCCTCATCTGGATTCTTTGCTTTGTACCTTTTGATCCTAGACTTTAAGTTTTGAGATGAGCCTATGTAGACAAGCTCGTCCTGGTCGTAAATTGCATAAACCCCAGGCCATGGGTAAACATTTTTGTCCCATGGTTTAAGAGTTATTTCTGACCAACTAAAGATGTTGTAAAGGTATTTCAACGCAATCTCCATTGGTGCTGGCCTATCCGGTGGAAATTCCGGGAGGCCGCACCCTGACGGGTTTGATTCGGTCAGATAGACCAGCCCAATGAAGACTGCTTACTGACCTCCTATGCGCCTTCCACAGCGCAATAGAACCTTACTCTATGTTCTCCGTGGCTGTCAACTCCACTACCCGCTGGACATACCGACCTTTAGAATTCTTGCGGTATCCGTGGACAAAGACCCGCCATCCTGAATCCAGCATCACAGGAAAAAACTCGCTTTCCCGAATCTTTTGTATCCGACTGGATACGCCTGTAGAGGTAGTCTGCACCGCCCAGGTCTCGCCATTGCCTATCGCCAGGAGGTCTATACACCCGTAGAGGTCTACCCGCTTCTTAGAGAAGAAATTATAGTATTCACATATCCATGGCTTCATGCCGAGTTCCCGTAGGTACTCCAAGGATCGCTGGGTGGGAGATTTGGTCATGTTGT